GACAACTTTATCAAACTGGGTGTAATTATCCTTGCCTGTTAATTGAATATATCCTCGACCTCTAAATTTCCAACCATCGCCACTTGCTTCGTCTCCGTTACCCATTCTTGAACTATAAACTCTATTTGCTATCTTCTCAGGTTTTCTTTCATAAGCATTTGCAATAGCATCATCTTTAAAGTATTTTCCAAAAATAGACCTAAGTCCTTTAGCACCATAATTAAGATTTTCAGTAACCGCTTTGAAGTTACCGCTTTCGTGAGCACATTGTGATAAAAAATGCGCTAATCTTAAATTGCTATTCAAGGCAAACTTTTCATTAATTTGAGGTATTTGGTCTAATACGTTTGCAGGTATCTTTGTCGATAATGCTTCTAAATTCATTTTATTTTATTTGTGAGTATAAAAATAATGTTAGCATAGCAAATAGAACTGAGTTAAGCCTATGAAGTTTTAATTCAAAGTTCATATCCTTTTCGTACTGCTCGTAGATTGCTATATTTTTATAGTACCTATTACGATAGTCGTTTAACGTATCGTTCGATATTTTATTGCGTATTGTAAGGGTATCTTTAAGGGTAAGTAAGTCAATGCGAAGGCTATCCCTTGTCTTGATGTTAGCTTTAATTAAGCTATCTATTCTGTTGTTCTGGTAGCTTACTAAATTAGTTAGGCTATCAAATGAGTTGTTAATCTTCTCGCCTTCTGACCGGCTAATAACAATCTTGTCCTCGCCACCTATCTTCTTAACGTATTGGGCGAAGCATAAACTTGGTGCTATTAGTATCGACAGAATTAGCAGAATCCAATTTAGCCTTAACTTCATTTAGTTCTGTTTTTAATTCTTTTACTTCTTGCTTTAAGGTAACTATCGTTTTTACTGTCTTCGTAATTACCTTCTTGTTATCCTGAGAAGCCACACCCTGCACCGCTTTACTCTGCACTTGGCTTTCTTTTACTTTGTCTTGCAACTCTTTAATCTGGTTATCGGCTTTAGTTCCGCAACCTAACAAAGCAACCAATAATAAATAGCGCATTACTTAAACTTTTTAAGAGCCTTAAGGTCTACTGCCATTTCTAAACGAGCCGTACTTGCTGCGTTACTGCTATCACTTTTACGCACCATTTCATACAAGCTACCTATCTTTTCGTCTTGCTTTTCGTTACGCTTTGCATTGTCGATGTAGAGGTAACTAATACCGCAGATACATAAAAACAACATACCTACGACAGGGTTCTTGCTAAACTCTTTGAATGAAATTGGTAACGGGTTTGTCGATACGTTTACGCTTCTTGCTGCTTTTGCCATATTATTTACGTTTCCAAAAGAATAAGATTAGCGTAATTATTAATATAAGCGCGATTAAAGCCTTATAAAATTCGCTGAAGGACTTATCCTTAGTTTTAATTATCTTCGAAATTTGGGTACTTTCTGTGCGATTTAGAGCCATTGAGTCCGTCTTGGTATGCTTACTATCCGTTTGTTTCTCTTTTGTACCTCTTGTGTAGGTTTCCGTGTACTTAGGAATAGTTATCATACTATCCTTAGTAACCCACAAAGTATCGTAGTAAGTAATGGTCTTGGTAAAATACTCTTCCTTTTCTACTATTTTAGTTACGCTATCTAAAACGACTACACGCACCGAGTCAAAAGTTTTGACAACTGTGCTATCTAATTTCTCCGATGCCTTCTTTACTGAGGCGCAAGAAGTAAGCAATAAGGCTAAAAGTATTAATCTCATTTTAGTTTCTTAGTCATTTTCCAATAGTATCTAATAGCCATACCGCCAGAAACAATAGCCACCAAACTTGCAATCAATGTGAATAGTGGTTGAATACTTGTAATGCTTATTGTTGCACTTACTACTGATACGATTGTTGATTGGTCTGCTTGGTGGTTATTTTCCATTAAAGTTCTTCTTCTTCTTGTTTGTTAAATTCAATCCCGGTAGTCCAATTTTCTAAGAAAGTAAAGTCCTCAAGACCTTGTTGATTGACTACGTTAATTATTACAAAGTCAAATTCTTTATCATTTAAGGCTTCAATATCTTTAGTCAGCTTCTTGATGCCTTCTTTAGAGTACTTGTAATTTCCTTTGTCATCTAATAGTAAGCAGTCCTTATCGTCGGTCTGCGCATTGTCTAAACGCAAAATTTCAACTTCTGCTTGGTAGTCCTCGTGATGTTGTTTAACCTTCTCGTAAATTTTTACAAGCTTCTTTTGTGTTTTAGTTTCTTGGCTACCGATAACGGCATTAAGGTTGCTCACTAATTGGAGCAGTTGTTTGTTCTTCATTTTCGTTGTTTTTTATTTGTAAAGATAATTGTGGATTGCTAAACGGCAAAGGTAAATTTACGATTGGTGGGTTTTTTAGGTTCTCAATTTGAGTAGCTAAGTTTAAGTCCATAGCTTCTACGTTAAGACCTGCTTCTAACCAAGTACATACTTGCTCATAAGTTAAATCTTCGTATGCAGTAAAGTCAGTTTCCGAAGGTGTTTCGCAAGACAATACTCCGTAAATATCTGCAAAGTATTGTTCGTCTGTACCCTCATAACGATAATGCACTCTTTTAACTACGTCTGTTAATTTGTCCTCTGAAGGTGCGGTATCCATTTGAACCACAACCCATTTTGTTTCTAATGCCATTTTATATTTTTATGGTAATGATGAATAAACATTAATAAAGTATATTGTGCCGTCAATGTTTACAGGTAGGTGACCACCTGAATTGAACGCTTGCCCTGTATTTCTTGCACCTATCTTGATTGCTGCCCTGCCATACCCCGTGTCTGGTTCTCCTGTTTTTATTGAGCCTATTGCTATTTCTACGTTACCCACACTTGTAATTGTCATACGGGTACTGTTTGCAGTACCAAATATTAATGAATCATTTTCATAATTCCATAAATACGCAGTTGTACCACTTAATTCCATTGTATAACCATCAGTACCTCCTTGACCTGTTGTAGAACTATATAAACCAATAGTGTTATTAAATATAGATAAACCTCTTGCGGGTGTGATAGTACCTATACCTACGTTACCGCTATTAGTTAAGGTCATTGCTAAAGTAGGAGTTACATTATTTGTGTAAAATCTTAAATTACCATCATTACCATTAACACCACGATAGCCAACAATTTTGCCCATTAAATTGGCATTAGCATCATTCCAACTTACTGAAGCATTTTCTGTATTATTATTTGCATTATTTCCTGTAAATGTAGCTGCTCCTGTAGAGGAAATAATCATATCTGCACTATTCCCTTGTCCGCTTAATACTAAGCCTGACTCACCTCTAACTGCAAATTTACCATTGTGACCTGTTATAATACCTTGCGCTCCACCTACAAAACCTACTGTTGTTGCTGACTCAGTCCATCTTGCGTGTGAAAGTCCTGCTGCTGCAGTTATTTGTAATCTTGAATTTGCAGAAGTGTCGCCAATAACCAAATTACCTGAAGCGTTTAACGTCATTGCTTGGGTAAAGGTTATAGTGTTACCTGCTGCTGCTCCTGAAGGAGCGTTATACCATTCGTGCCTTCCAGAAGTTTGTTGGTATCTTGATGCAAAACCAATTTTTACATACTTGTATGTACCGTTCCAAAAAGCATTTTGATTTATTTCAAAAAAATTATTGTCAACATAACTTGAAATAGAACCACCACCTAATTGTAATACTTTATAATCTGTACTCCACGCACTCGGTGTAACTCCTAATCCTAAATTGCCTGAAGCGTCAAGAGTCATTTTTGTAGCAGAATTTGTAAGAAACTTTAGTACACTTGAAGCACCAACCGCATCTATTCTTAATTCATTTGCAAGGCTATAAATTTCGCCATATAAAGTATTGGCAGTTTTTAAATCTATTACAGAACCATTTGTTCCGTTAATAGTTAAAGTTGTTAAATTAGTATAACTTGAAGGAGATGGAGTATTGATACCAACATTTGTTCCATTTTCAAATATCGCACTATTCCCTATTGTACTTGCACCTGTAAACTTAGGTAGGTAGTTAGTAGTACCTGAACCCGTTACTGGATTTGTTAAAGCGTTTTGCTTAGAATTAAACGTAGTCCAATCCGCACTACTTAAAGCACCTCTATTCGTTGCACTTGCAGTAGGTACGTTTAAAGTAATTACAGGAGTAGTAGTGCTATTAGCAACAGTAGAACTTAAATCAGTTCCCGTAGTTCCTATTGTTAAAGCAGCAACCGAAGTTACAGTACCTACAAATTGGTCTGCGTATTGCGGAATATTTAATACTCCCGTTGTGTTGTTATATGTAGCTGCTCCGCTTGTTCCCGTTGTGGTTAAGCTAATGGCAGCTCTTGCCAAAGCATCGGTATATTGTGTAATAGTAGAAGCAATAACTCCTGTTGTGTTATTATAGCTTATCCCTGCACCTGCACTTAAAGAAGTAAGCGTTATATAGTTTGCTCCGTTAGTTAATTGGTTTGTATTTGTAGGAATAGTAATAACACCCGTTGTAGAATTGTAAGCACCACTACCTGCCGTAAAGCTTAACGCTGCACGACTACGAGCATCTGTGTAATATAAATTACTTCCTTCTGCTATGTTTGAAGTTGTACCTGCAACCTTAGTCCATAAACTTGTGCTTGATACATATTGTAAAATATCTCCGTTGCTTGGACTTTGAGCAGCTACGTTATGAAGTTCGTCTAATTCGTAGCCGTTTTGTATCTTAACTTCAACAACCCCTTGTGTCGGGTGCGCTCTTACTACGATACCAACATAAACTAAGTGATTAGGTGCGTAAGGTTTTGTACTTGTAAAAGTACCTGCCGTTGTAGGACTTAAATAAAGTTGTGTACCTTCTGTAAAAGCCTGAGTATCTAAATCGCTTATGCGACCTGCAACCACTACATATCCGTTATTGTTATTTGTAATATCGTTTCTTACTATTCCATAAGTTTGTGCGCTTGTACTATCGCCCGTTGCTAAAGCCTTAGTAACTGTTGGCAAGTTACCTTGACCGCCATTGATATAAACAACTGTTCCCTTTGTTAAAGTCGCTCCTGTCTTGTTATAAACCTCAGTAATTAAGTTTTGTGCTTCATTAATTACTCCGGGAAACGTAACTAAGTTACCTGCTCCGTTTACATACTGAGTGCTATTACCTGCAAACGCTAAAGCTAAAGTTCCACTTGTTGTTACTGGACTTCCTGTTATGCCTATTGCATCACCCGTAATAGTTGCAGCAACGCTTGTAACTGTACCCACCGCTCCACTTGAACGCTGCCAGATAGTTCCTGAATAAATCACATAATCGCCAACCGCAAAAGTAATCGGACCCGCCCCAAAATTTACTGTCCCGGCTACATTACACAAAAATACATCGCCCGTATCTCCCGTACCATTCGCAAGTGTAGGTGTGTTAGTCGCTGCGTTCCAAGTTCCTTTATATTCCATAATAGAACTCGGTAGCTGACTTATAGGAACTTTACCGCCACTATCCAAAGAAGCATAACCATTACTCACACCCTTTTCGCTTCTTAACTGATAAGTATCTAATAAAGCTTGTGAAGGGAATACTTCTACATAAGCCGTGCCACTCCATAAGTAAAGTTTCTTTGTGTCTTTAGCGCAGTATATAACGTTAATAGTTCCCGGATTAGGAAACGCTGCAAGATTAGTATAAAAAGAAACTGCACCGCTAAATATTGCTCCTAATTGCTCAAGTGTAATCTTCTTACTTACTCCCGTTGTAGGGTTGCCTATAATAGTTAAATCGGTACTCGCAGGTGCTAACTCGGTAGCTAATTGGTTAATCTTTTTTCCTATCATCTTAGTATGTATAAATCGATGGCACTTGGCATCTGTCGTTTAAGTAAGGTAATTCCATTGTAATATCTATCTTAACTCCTGCAAGATAGTCAGGGTCGCTTTCTGTAAAGTAAGTCAAAGGTGCAGTATCGCCAATATCCCAAATTGCTTTAGGGTATCTAAGCTGCGCAACTATATCTTGACCTACTAAAGTCATATCGCTAAGAACTTCGGTTTCGTTTGTTTCTTCCATTAACATTCTGTCCATAAAATAAAGGCTAAAATTATAAGTAATATTTTTAGCGTTTATAGTTGCACCTGTTAAAGTGTAAAACATAGCAGGGTAAGTAACCTCGCCATTAGACAAACGTTCCCACACATCTCCGAAGTAAACAAAGTTAATTTGTTCGTGGTCGTTTCCGAGTGTCGTTATTTGCTTGACGATTTGGTTTAACGTTAGGCTCATTCTTAATTTTTTCTAAATAAACACGCAGTTTATTTTGGTTTTTAATCGTTGTTACTTTACTCATAATTAGCAATCACTACAACCTCTATTCCCTTGATAAAGTTCCTCGAAGCTCTTACCTGCGCAGCAATCGAAATCGCCTAACCAAATGCTCGTTGTATAAGCATCATTCTCAGGGTGTATTGCATCAATGCCGCTTCCGGGATTAAGGTACTCAGGATAAAGTGTTGAATATTCTTTTAGGTATTTAATCATTCTTTGCTTGTAGAACTCGGCTCTTGCTTTGTATCTATTCGCTACGTCAATCATATCTTGCATTGAAGGGTTCTCGGTATTCTCGCCACCCTTCCTTAACAAGCCTTTGTTATAGAACTGATAAGACAAACCCATTGGCAATTCACTAAGTACATAATGCACCAAAGTATCTGCTATGTATTGGTCTAATAATATTACCTCGTTAGCGTTTAAGTTGTTTGCCGTGATACCTGCTTGAAGTCGATTGTACAAAGCACTACCAAGCGCAGGTAAGATATACATATCTTGTGCGGTCTTAATCTCAGGCAATACAAGTTTTTCGTCTACGTTAGCGTGTAAGCCAGACCTGTCTTTAATATTCTGTACGCTTATGAATAATGTGTTTAAGCTCATTTCTTATTTTTTTCTCGTTACTATCATTGACTTCCACTCGTGTCTGCAACTTGGACTATGTGTATTTGTTCCCGGTAGTGTATACCAACCACCTGCTCTTGCAAAAACATCATATCCAAGTCTTGCACTCATACTTTGAATTTCAGACATACTATAAACTTTCTTTGCACCTATCAAGTATTTACAGAAAGGTCTGCTTGTTCTAATATCAGCATTGTTAAAACCTGACTTCCATTTATAGCCATAGCGTATTAAAATTTCAGTTGTCTGAGGTTTCATAGCTTCTACAATCTCGCTCAAAGGTCTTGTTAAAGTCCTTTCTACTTGAATGTTTTGGTCGATGCCTTTACCTATCTTAACTTCTGTTGCTTTAATAAAACCCTTTTCGATTAAAGTATCTATTACACGCTTTACACTTCCTACATCTGTGTTTAGTGTTTCTGCTATTACTTCTGGAGTAATATACTTTTGCTTACTAATCAAATCTAAAATGTTGCTTTGTAATTGTGTTACATCTGCAAACGCTTCAAATTGATTATCTATAAACTTAGTTTTTTCGCTCCATACGTTGTAGTTATCTTCGTCATCACCAAACTCATAAAAAACTTTAAAGTCCTCTTCGCTAAATTCTAATTCTTCTGCACCAAGCCAAGTTGCTACTTCTTCGTCTGTTAAAGCATATCCTGACTTTAGCATAGCAGTAGCTTGTTCCCTTGTTATCTTGCCTCTATTAAATTCTCTAATAATACGCTGCATATTCTGCCACTCACGACCTTTAAGACCTTTAATATGCTCGTTTACATTTAAAGGACTTGCTGCCATTGGCTGCTCTGTTTCAGCAGGTATCCCGTATTGCGTTGGGTCAATACCAAGCTTTTCTAATATCCATTCTTTAGGTGCTACTTGTAAAATAACACTTTCGCTAAACTCAATACCGATTGGGTCAGTAGGTTGTAGCATTAACTCTTCTGTAACACCTGCATATTGTCCAAGCATATTAAATACACCTTCTAATTGCATTTGCTTGTAACGTACATAAGTGTTATTAAATATCTCGTAGCTATCACGCATCTGCTGACGGCTTCCTAATTGACCCGGAGTAGCAATACCAAACAAATCTGGACTTGTAATTTGGTGACCGCTAAATATGTTAGTTTGTATTAACTCATCTACTCTACCAAAATCTTCTTTAGTTAAATCACTCGCACCCAAATCGTCTACAATAGGCTTACGAGTTGCATCGTTTACAAAAGCAAGTAAATACTTTTTGCCGTCTGCACCCGTATACATATTGTCGAACTGTCTGCTTACTGCTCTTTTCTCGTCAGGGCTTGGCTCTCCGTTTGGTAAGGTAATAAGTTTACTAGCAGAAAACCCGGTTTGAGCATTACCCAAAACGTGCTTACTTACTTCTACATCACTTTCAATATAGTTTAAAGCACCGAAATAACCCGGTAAGCTATAAACATTCATACCCGGTCTGTATTCTTTTACATAAAGTATTTGAACACCAATAGGGTTTTTAGGATTAAACGCTGCGTAAACTTCTGCTTTCTCTTGGTTGCGTGTAGCTTTCCAGTCTTCTTTATACCAGAACTGCGTGTTGTCTTTATTGGTTCTAATCTTTGTATAGTCACAATGCCATAATTCAGCGATTTGTTCGCCCATTACAGACCAAATAACTTGGATATAAGCACCGCCAAATAGTTCAATATCTAAAGCAACCTTTTTAGTTAGGTCGTTTAAAGTTTCGTCTCTATTAACTTGCTTAACAATAGGCTGCTCACCTGCCCAACCATTACCAACAATGTAGTTCACTTTGCCTCTTACGATAGCATTGTGCTTGGCTGACTTGTTGAAAAGGTCTAATAGGTATTGCGGATAGTCATTATTTTGACCATACTGCATATAACCTTCGCCTTTCTTTTCTTTATATTCCGGTTGCTTTGCTTCCGCAAATGTCAATACTTGTATTTCCATTATTGTCTAATTGTGAATGTGCTTGTTGTTTCGTATTCCGTGAATGAGATAGTAGTGCCAGATAGTTCCATAATGCCCGTTTCGAGCAGGTTTAAGCCTGTTGGATTAAGGTTTGATGTACTTGCCTGTTCGTAAACTGAGTAGGTATATTGCCCGTTTAAACTCGTATTAAAGTGGCTATTGACTACAATGCTAAACTCGTTGTAACGTTCCTTGTATGCGCTTATATCCGTATTGTTTAGCTTAACAAACTTAACATCTATATTCGTGCTTCTATTCTCAAACACAAATAGATAGTTTGGATTAGTAAGCGTTTGCTTTTCGGTTAGTGTCAAAATGATATTTTGGGTTTGCCCTTTCGTTAATTGTATCATCAACTATAAATATACTAAGAGCCAAAACTTTGCAAAATAAAAAACCCCCGTCAAATTAATGACGAGGGCATCTATATACAAAACCAAAACAACCTAAGAACCTGCGGTAGTAAGTGCTGCTGCTACAGTAGAGTTTACCTCTGGAGCAAGGGCAGCTTCCGCACCTGTGAAGGTTAAAGTGTAACCACTTCTATCGCCTTCTGCCGTACCTGTACCTGCGCTACCGCCTGTAAGGTCTAAGCCTCTTGTTTTTCCTAAGTACCAATATTTACCATTGTTATCTTTGGCAACTGATACTAAAGTGTTTTGAGCCAACAACAAGATTTCGTTTCTTGTGTTCGCTTGTAATTTGTTTAATACTATGGTTAATTCTGGAGCGTAAAAGATAGTACCATTTTGTACGTTTGCATTAACATTCTCAACTAATTGAGAAGTGCCTTTTACAAGTTCGTACTTAAAGAACTTCTTACCTGCTGCCTTTACTAAAGCGGTAATTACACCACTTGCTTCGGTAGTTGAGGTAACATCTGCTGCTGCCATAAAATAAACCTCAGTAATTCCACCTAAACTGTCTTTACAATCTAAGGTATAATTTTGAGTTAAAGCACAAGCCATTGTTATTGAATTAAATTAGTTTGAAAAAAAGGGGGATATATTTCAATCCCCCTATAAATTATGCAAGGATAAACTTCACTACTTCGTCTGGAAATGCGATGTTCACGCCCATCTTAAATTCGCTCACAAAGCGCACTTGGTCCGCCTCTTTTGCGTAAAAGATTTCGAATTTTTCTTCCTCGTTCAATAAGTCAGTACCTAAGAACAAGTTGCTCAAACGCATAGCGTAAACTTTGTTAGTTCCGTTAAGACCTGCAACTGCAATAACTTTGATTGTAGTACCTGGTAATACGAATTCGCTATCAGCTTTTACATCAATTTGATAATTGAAAGAACCGCTATTCTTAAGAGCAACAGTGTAAGTTCTGAATAAATCTTGACCACAGAAGATAGTCATATCTTCAGCAGCTACAACTTGTGCAGGGATTGCTTGGTAAACACCATCAAAGATAGAAATTACGTTAGCAGCAGTAATGCTTGATAAAGGAGCACCACTAATGTAAGTTGAAGCGTTTGCAGCTACAACACCTGAAGCAGCACCGATTAATTTTACAAGACCATCGAAGCGGTTAAGGTTAACATTAACACTTGAAGTGTCGCCAGTCCATAGCGCAGTTTCTAATTGAGCAGCAATAGTTTTAGCTTTCTTTTCAGAATATTCTTGCTCAAAAGGAATAGAGTCATAATAAGAACCAGTAGGTAAAGCCTTCTGAAGATACTTAGCTTCTAAATCTTTAGGGCAAAGAGCTTCGTTAACTTTAATTTTACCTGGAGTTACAGTACGTTGAGTAAAAGTTGTAGAACCAGAAGCGTTAAAACCGCAAGAAGCACCATCTTGGAAGATAGCATCAGTTTGCATAATGTTGATTTTTTCGCTTGACTTCACGCCAACCATAACGTTACCAGCGCTCTTAATAAGAGAAGCAGTTTTTGCACCCAACACAGATGAAGTTACAAGTAGAGCCTCGTTTTCTTTTGTATAGTTTGCTAATGCAGATACATCAAATCCCATTTTATTTTATTTTTATTTGTTTAATAAAGCGTTTCTAAATTTCTCAATTCTATCGTACTTCATATTATGAGTTGTTACGTTAGAACCAAAGTTGTTTCTTGGTTGCGCAATAGGTTCAGCGTTAGGTGTCTTAGTAAGTGCTTCTATTAATTCAGCTACTTGACTAAAGCCATTCTTAACTTTTGCCTCTAATTGTGCTACTTGTGTTTTAAGATTTTCGTTTTGAGAAACTAAAGCAGCAATTTCGTCTGCCATCTTTTCGTCAATCTTATTGCCTAACTCAGCAGGTACTTCTTCAGCTTCTTTTGCTTCAGCCTCTGGAGTTTCGATAGATAAGATTTTAGAAGCCTCGTCTAAAACGATTTGTGTTCCGTCTGCTAATTGGTGTTCGCCCATTGGAGCAGGAGTCCCGTCTGCCAATGTAACTTCGCCACCGATAGCAAGTTCGCTAATCATAACCTTTGTACCATCCATAAGGCTATACTCTGCGAATGTAACAGGTACTTCTTCGATTGGTGCAGGAGCAGGTGCAGGAGCATCTACTATTGGCATATCTTCGAACAAAGCCCTAATTTGCATAATTGCATCTTTTGCGTTCATCATTCTTTTTGTTTAAATATTAATAAAAGATTTTGTTTATCATTTAACCCTTTGCAATATTTCCTTTATTGCATTCATAAGTTCTTGTTCTTTGGTAGGTTTTGTCTTGTAAGTAAACAAACCCTCTACGCTAAAGCCTTTAAATTTACCCTCTTTAACATCGTTCCATACCTCGTCATTATCTACTTTAAAGCTACCAAACCAACTTCCGTCTGGTGCATCTTCAAACCCTTTCATTGGTAAGATGCCTCTGCTCTCGTCTGTAATAAAGCTTTCAAACATTGTAACACCTTCTACTTGCGCGTTAGGTGAGTGCATCAAGTTTACGTTTGATTGGTAGCCTCTTTTGAAAAACTTTTGAGCAATCTTAAAAATAGTATCTTTAGAGAACACCACATAGTAATCGCCGTAAGTAGCATCGCTCCTAAAGATAGGAACGTCAGCCAACATAAGAGGTCCAGAAATAATACGCTTATCTTCGCTAACAACTTCAAAGCGTTGTTGGTTTTTAAAGGCATTCCAATTCTTTTGAATAGCAGGGCGGTCTACCAATGCGACGTAATCTACCTCAGCATCGTCGTTCATATCCTCGCTGATGTCTAATAAATAAACAGGTAAGTCCATAATCTTAAATATTAAGTGTTTTAAATTGTTATCATTTAACCGAACCTTGCTCTTTGCTGAATAGCTGCAATACGTTGTTGGCTGCTTGTAACATCGCTCTCTACTACATAAGCTCTTGATGTTTGGCTACCTAAAGCATTAATAGATTGGCTGTCTAAGGTAGTCGTTTGCGCTTGTGGTTGCGGTGGGGCTATCGGTGCTGATGCTGATATGCTCGGAGCAGCTGCGCCACCTTGGACGCTACCCGTGCCCTTTGCAGAAGGTACTTTAGTAGAAACAATCTTTTTAACGTTCATAATACCCGCAGCAATTACGGCTCCAGCAGTTACAAAACCGAGCGCACCGCCCTGTCCTAAGGCTTTTGTCGCACCTTGATAGGTATTAATGATAGCTTGTGCAACTGCAATAGCCTTACCTGCTACGCTATTTTGGTCTACAATAGCACTCAGGGCATCTAAAGCCATTTGAGTATCAGCTACTTTTTCGTCTAAGCGTTTTTTGTCTTCTGATGCTAACCACTTGTTTACTGCGCTTATGTTTTCAGCTGAGTTTTTAGTAGCTTCTTGCTGTTGCTGAATACCCTGCAAAGCAAAGTTTGTAGTAGTCGCTACTACTTTCATTTGCCCGTCTATTCGGTCATTATTTATTTTGTCTTGCTTGTCTTTGTCTTCTTTAGCTTGTGCGGCATCTAAAGCTGCGATTTCTTTTTGTGTTAATATCTTTGCCTTATTTGCAATACCCCTTCTTTTATCGTATTCAGCTAATAAGTCTTCTGTAAGTTTCTTTTCGTCTTGAAGTTGCTTGTCAAGTCTTGCAGACTGTTCTTCTGCTAATTTATCAGCATTGGCTTTTGCAGCATCAGACGTTTGCTTGTTTAAGCTTTGTACTGATAATTGATACCCTGCTTGTTTGTTTTTTAAGTCTGCTAATGTTTTATCAATAGCTGCAATTTCTTGTTGCCCTTTCTTTTCTGTTTCTTTAGGGTCAAATACTAATCCTGATAGTTTTTCTGCTACGTTAAATTCAAAGCCTTTGCCAAATACTTGCGCAACTTTATTAACCCCGTCTATTACTAATTGAAGCGGTGCAGTTACAAAATTTAATATCCCTTGTAGTATTTCTTTATTTCGCTTCTCAGCTGATAGCTGCGCTTGTAATACTATCTTTTGTTGTGCTACTTGTTTTTCAGTTGCACTAATTACTTCGCCTGTTTGCTTAATCTTTAAGTCTAATATCTCTTTTTCTGACTTGCCTTGAAGCTTTAAGATATTATCTTGACTATCTATTGTCGATAACTTGTCTTGTTGTGCTTTTGCATCTGCTTGTGTATCTGCTAAAAGCTTCTTTTGTTCTTCACTTACACCACCTACCGCAGCTTTAATATCGTCCCAAAATGCAACAATGCCACCTAAAGCTAACAATAAAGCACCAATGCCAGTTGCACCAATACCAGCTTTTACGGCTTGAAAGGCTTTGACTGCTCCTGTTCTTAATTCAGTAAAAGTAGAAACAATAGCACCTCTAAATTCAGCTAAGTTTTGAACTGCATCTCCGATAGCAAGTGCAGACTGTATTTTAGCTAATTGCTTAATTGTGTCTTCTCCTGCAAGTCCTGTAAGTTCTAAAGCCCCTTGAACGCCACCATAAGCAGCTGATAAAGCCGATACTGTCTTAGCTGCATTGTCAAGTCTTTGAGTATTTTCTTCTTGCTTTTGATTTGTTAAGTCTTGTAGATTTGCTAATCTTTTTTGCGCTGCTTCTACTTCTTTGCTATTCTCACCATACTGCGTACCTAAGTCTTCTACTGCTTTCGTAGTTTTCTCAATCTCTTGCCTTAGTTCTTTTATCGATTTTGAAGCGTCATTCGACTCGACTGTTACGCTAAAACCTACGTTAGTTGTCTGCATTATTTATCTTTAAGGGTATGTAGTTTGTATTACTTTTAAAAATGATAATTTAGTAGTGTTATACTCCATTGGGTTAAAATTTTCGACTTTATTAAGTCTAAATAATACTCCGTCTATATATACATATTTACTAAAATCTAAATTGAAAATGTCTACTATATCAAGTAGACCAAAGCAACTTAATAGCTTACTATCTTTGCTTGTTATTTCTGCAAGATAAGGACTGTGATAATCAGCAAATAAGTTAAATTCTGTAAAATTAGCAGGGCTAAATTGAACTTCTTTAGGCGCACCAAAGTTAATATCACTTGTAGAATTGATAGGGTCGTTCAAGTGTCCTGCATAACCATAACTTGTATAAGTTCCTAAAGTTGATGTAGTGTCCATTATTTTCCAACTCGATACACCTGTTATTTTCTTTGTCTGCATTATACGAATGATGCTCTCCATTCTGTCTTCTGCACTATTAGTGTTTGACTTCTTATAGATAGCAGGAAATACTTTGTCTTGCCCTTGTTCTTGATATAATACTGATGCAGCAAATATAACTTCTAAAACATCTGTTTCTTTTACAAAATCAAACTGAGTATCGTAAATTAAATCGCCATATCCTTCTGTGTACTTCTTACGATAGTTTTCGTTATAGAAGTCGTTATCTTGTTTGAATTTATAGTTATAGTAACGAGCATTAACCTCACTCATTGGCTTTATGCTTATAGGTTTTGACCTATCTACTTTGTTTGTCCAATCTTCTGCGTTATCTGACTTTTCAGGATAAAAAGTAACGTAAGGACTTATTACAAGCTCTTTGTCGTTAAACTTGTTTTCATATACATAAAGGTTAAACATCTTCACGATACTCAAAAAGAAATCTCTTTGAAATATACCTTTAGGGATTGTATCGTTTACTTTAATAGTTTCGCCTAAGTTTACAGGTACTTGTGTCGGTGTGCTTGTAGTAACACTAAGTTCTCCTAATGTAATATCAACAATAACCCCGTTAGCTACTATTTCAACTTGCATATAGTCGCCATTCGCAAACGTAACTCCATTAACAGTAAACTCGCAATTAAAAAAACTGCTAACACTTGCATCGAAATCTTGTCTGCCTATTTCTGTGTTATTCTTTTTAAGTACAACAGAAAAGTTTGGTAATGGCGGATTGTGATAAAAAACGTCGCCTCTTAATAATAGTTGTATGTTAGTTGTAATTGTTGGTGCTGGAACTACGCCATAAGTAAACAACTGCCCTAATCCGTCAAGTGTAAAGCTACCTGCCGTTATCATTGTATACTCTACAATAGAACTAAGGTTTGTATTTATCCTAATTAATTTAGCTGCTGCGTTTAAACTTGTATTATTTAGCGTAGATATGTTAATTTGGTTATGCGGTATGATAAGCCTTTTAAATAAAGGAGTATCAAAAAACGGACAATTAAATGTATATTCTGTTCCTTCAAATATCTTTTGTATATATTCCCTAACATACAAAGCAGGTCTAAAAGTTGTATATTGAAAGTCCTTTTTAAGAACTCCGTACTGACCTGTGCTAACGTTCCCGTAATCAATTAAGGGATAGTAATAACCAGAACCACCTGCATTATCCCAACTATTGCTAATATTAGTTACGTTGTATGTATGATTGTATGCGCTAAAATTTAAATCTTCTAAACGCTGATTACCTAACTGATTAATAAAACCGCCAAGCTCACCAAACACGCTGCATTGATATTCGATAGTTTCTTTATCAATAACTATTTCTAATATTCTTAAAGTGCCTTTAAATATCTGTACTTTGTCAATAAAGATTTTACAGTTAGCTTGTTTAGTAACGTTGTAATTATAGCCTACGTTTGGTAGTTCATTATAGGTTACGTTAGCGTTATTAAGTTCGAAGATGTAGCCAAAGATAAGGTTATTAGTTGCAGTACCTGGTATGCTTATTGTTTTGCTAAAAGAAGTATTGCGGCTACCGAACTCGCTTACGTCATCAATAGCGTAAGTAAACTCGGTAGATATATCTTGCAATAAATCAATCTTCTGTTCCTCGATGTATATTTCTGTGCTAATCATTATCTGAATTGGCTTGTTAAGTATTTACCTACTTCTATTTCAATCTCAAAGTTAAATAGTTTGTCTGCACTTTCTAACTTATACTCGTAGTTAGTTGTACTTATTGTAACAGGGAAGTAAGCACCAAGAACCTCCATATATACAATAGGACTCGATACAAGCTGAGCCAACCAAGAATAGTCTTGTTCACTAACCCAATCGCTAATAAGCTTATATTTATCCTTATGCTGAATAGCATAGTTGAAAGTTGTTTCGTTATATCTGTTATATCCATCTATATTTGTCATTTGCCCACCTACAAGCTGCCAATCGCTTCGCCTGTAAGATGCTCTTTGATACTCGCTCGACCTTCTATTTACAAGGGCAAACTTCTTTGTGTCCCAACCGCCTAATCTATTAAGGAACTCAAGGTTAAATTGTTGGTATTTAGGATAGCACTTATGTCTTATCTTAATAACCCTTGTCTTTGCTATGCCTCTTTTTAAATAGAAATTATAGCCGTAAGTATTCTCGTTAATTATAGTTCCAGATGCCCAATCGTTTATATGCCCTGCTTGTAGGTTAAACATATTAAATTGTCCGTTCAATGTTATGTTACCCGATACAGTATTAGTAACTGCCTCATTTTGTCCTACTACTTCAACCCAAGCAGAATAACCGCCCGTTGCTATTCGTAAAAACGTAATGTAAAAGTTATCTCCGTATTCAAGCGTTATGTTATCCGTATCACGTTCTGTTAAGAAATCATCTGTAAAGTTTTCCAATAGTAAATTATCGTAATAGTCCGATAGCACTAAAGGTGTTTTGTTTTTAGTTAAAAATACGTCGGCAAACAATGGCGGTACAAAGTTGTATGCTGAGAAGTTACCAGACGCTAAGTTTGTAGTCGTTACACCGCTTACTTCTTCTCCTATTCTTAATTGATAATCTACTTTAATCTTGTCATTTGAAGCTACAAGTATTGAGTTACCCGAAGGCTCGAAATAGTTAGTAACGAAACTTCTAACCATTGGCGAAGCGTTAAACACTCCGTAGCTACCTTCTGCACTTGGTGAAGGGAATACTTTAGAACGTATTACTTGACTTCCATTGATGTATACGTCATACACAAATTTAAAGTTAGTAGTTCCGCTATTAGTAGAACTTGATACAAACCAAAGGTTATCGTGCATAGACGAATAAGGTGCAGGACTACTTGTTACTGTTATTGCCATTTGATATTCTAATTATTTTTAATTCAAAGTCATCGCCTAAAGCGGCTGAAACATCATTTCTAAATTTCTCGCTTTCAAAGACTTGCGTAACTGCGTTTGTGAAGTAATTAGTAGTTTTTATACCTTTTCTATGTATACTTCGAGCTATCAAGAATGCAAGACTTTTGCTATCTGTCATAGCTTTTTGCTCTACTCCAAGCTTTGTGTACTTTTTAACTGATACTGCTTTTAAGTTGTTTTGTTCTATCCAAAGCTTAATATTCTTGATAGGTACAGACTTCTTGCTTGTCTTAAATTTAAAACGAGTGTTTGGATTAGCTTTTTTGTTATCAGTACCTAAAACCCCTTCGTCTACAAATTCAAAATATTCAACTTGTGGACTATCTCTTTTGTAACCTACTTCTAAGATGTACTTAGTGCCAAACTTAACTACGACAGGTATCTCAGGTCTTGCTAAAGCACCAGAAGATATTGAGTTTGTTTTTCTTAAGTTGCTTACAATAGCATCGTTAAACGCTTGACCATATAAAGCAAGAGTTTCCTCTAAAATAGGCAAACCTATTTCGTCGCCAACTGCTAATGGCTTAAAACCAAGCTTTTGTATAAACTGGTCCCGTAACGCTTGTCTTTGTGCTGAACTTATACTCACGATAATAAATATAAGATAGTTATAAAAATAACTAACCCCACCAAAATTGGCAGGGCTTGTCTATTTGAGGGGTTATTTTAGTTTTCTATGCTGTTCTTTGTCATAATCAGCTTTCGCTTTTAGATAAGATAGCGTATTTAAGAACTCAATCGTACTCAGTTCGTATGATTGTTCTACTGTGATATTCTCGTGGTCTGCAACAGATTTGGCGCAATACTGCCATCCAAAATCACGCATAAAGTTTGAACCGCCTGGTCTGCTACTTCCTTCGTCAGTCCGCTCTCCATCATTTCCTTTGCCAAATAATCCTTCGAAATTTCTATCCAATTTCTGTATACTTGATAAAAAAAAACAATGGAATAGTAAATATGAACAAATTTAGCTCCTAACATATCTTCTGCATATTCGCTATGCTTCGAAGCGTCATACTTGTCATCGACCCATTTGCCGTACCAATTTTTCTTTTGTGGCATTACCATTGAAGCTGCAATCTTATGTAAATTGCCTATTAAATCGCTGCTAAACACTTTGCTTTCTATATATCTTGCTGCGTTAATCTTAAAGACATCATAGATAAATCTGTATCTTTTGCCGTTTATTTCTGCGAATTTAATAGGCTCTCCCTTAGGTTCTGTACTAACAAAATCTAATGTATTGCGTAAGTTGTTAAACTGCATAACGCTTAGATTGTCTACTTGTGCGTCTGTTAGATTGTATACAATACTTACAAGCTTAGTTTGTATATCAAGCTTTGTCCAATCGCTTTGAGGCTTAGTAATTATTGGATAGATTTGTTGATACTGCCAAACTGTGATTTCGTTCCAAGTCATTTTCTGAGTTTTAACATTAGCTCATAAGCAAGATGCCCACCTATGTAAGCTAACGCTGCCAAAGGTAAGCAAATTGCAAAGAAGTACAATATTTTTATTACTTTAATGATACGGCTACACTTGTTGTGCTACTTTTGGCAGGTGGGTAAACTTTGGTAACCTCGCCTGTAACTCCGTTAATAATGTCAAGTCCAGAATGAGGTACTTTTTTTAAGAACTCTTCCATATCCTTTTTGCGCTTAGTAGCATCGTTATAGTCAGCCATAATTTCCTCGTATGCAGGACTTTCGCATTTGCTAAAGTCATACTTAACGCCTACTTCTCTAATGTTGAACTTTGCACTCATATACTCAAAGTCCTTGCCATTAAGTACGGCTGCTTGTAATACTGCATCTTTATAGTCCTTATTTGCCTTTAGGGTTTCAAGCATATCCTCTAAGGCTTTAACCTGAAGATGTGTTTTTAACGGGTCAAGTTCCCCTGCGTTTAAGCGTTCAATTAATTGGTGGGTAAACTCCACTCGTTGTTCTTTTGTTGTTTCAAAGATTTGTTGTAGTTCCATTTGTTTAGTTTTGGTTAAAATATTCTGGATAGTCAAGTAATTTGAATTTACCCGTTTGTTTTAATTTGTTTAATTTTCTCCATAAATACATATAAGATATTTTACAATCTTTACTCAATTTGCTTATATTTTTATTGTGATTATAGTAAGCTTTTAAAAGTTCTATTTCAAACCAATGCATACTATTAATCAATTTTTTTATATCTGCATTCATATTGTTTCGGGTTTATAGTTATCAATGTCAAAAAAGCCGATTTTTGACTTATGTTCTGGTCGCCTTAATCTACGCTTAGAAGGTTCGTAACCCTTCTCGTTGCAATAGGTAAGTATCTCAAGATAGGTAGCATCAATGTTATTCATCATTATGCTAATCGGCTCACTTGCGTAATATTTGTCTATGTAATCTTTTGTGCTTTGGGTCATTGTGTTTAATTGTGTAGTCAAATAATGCTGCCATTACAAAACCTGTTGCAATTAGCAGAAGGCATATAGTGTAAATCATTTTGAGTAGATGTCTTGAAGTTGACCAATAAGGTAACAAGCTACTAAAAATACGGCTAATAATTGTGCGGTTTCTTTTTTCATTTTATTTCTTTTTATTTTGTAATACACTACTGTTTTTTTCTAATAAATTACTAAAAACAACTATACAAAATTGTGGGAAAGATATACCTTGCTCTTTTATTTTTTGTTCATTATAATCATCTATTAATAATTTATCATATTCTCCGCAAAAATTATATAGCGTTTCAAAATTATCTCCAGCTTTTTCTATAGCTGAAAAGTAAATAAATTCTAATGGTTTTTTTTCTTTTTTCATTTGTGTTTTTTTGTGTGGTTAAATTGTGCGTTAGTCAGTCGCACCCCTGAGTATTTTAATTATGGATATAATGTCTATCGTATTCACCAATTTTAATATTTACGTAAAAATCTGGCTGCCATCCGTAATCACCTGTTTCTCTATAAGATACCTCTTCGTTTGCAATTTTATCTATGATAGTTAAAACATTTCTTTTTACAGGTTCGGTACTTTCATTTATATAATAGTGATTAACGCTTTCATATGTTTCCGTTAATTTAGCAGGTCCAGATAGAATAACAATTGTCACTCCATTATAATGTCTTTTAGTTACAGAAAACTTGTAAGCAGGTAAAACGTTCTTTAATTCGTTTCTGATTTCTTTTACT